CCGGTTTGGAATACGTCAGACTAAAACCTGGCTGTTTACAAAGTAGAGAACTCTTAACTTTAATAGTGTCAAGAGATTCTAGGAGTGTGGCATTCGCACGATTTAGGTCCAAGACTCTTTTGGTTTGTTTAACAAAGGACGTGGAGCAAATCCAGTCGTAAAGAGAAACAAACCCCGGAGAGCCGGGTCCCATATAAGTTATTAACGCAGTTTTAACCTTTTTAGGTAATAAAGCGAATCGTTTATGATACCCACCAAGTACACGATGCCGATAACCCATGAGGGATAGGAGATCAGCCACTCGTATAGGGTATTTCCGAATTAAGTTCATAAGAACAGGAAATGATACCTCAGATACAAGTAATTCTCGCATAGGTATGGGAGTCATAACGGAACGTGGACTATAGAATTTCTTAGCAAATTCCATAACACCTCTTGGAGAGACGATTGACTTTGAGAGTCCGATCTTCACTCCAAATTCCTTCATGATGAATAGGTAGCGATCTGCAACCTGACGATCACATATCACCACGTCATCACCTAAGACTGCATAGTCTGTAAATCAGCCTACCCGTCGACCAGACAGGTAAGCAGCCCACTGTACAATGAAATGGTGCGATATGGCAAGCGAAGCTCAAGAGCTAAGCGCACCCATCGGCTGACCCACTCCATAACGGTATGGTACACGCCATCGTCCCACCACATATTCCCTGTCCACTAAAATACTTCTTCAGGCGTCTGCAAAAGGACGACCTATAATGAAGGCTAGGACCTCCACCTGGAATAACACAGGCAGACAGTCTGTCGCAGCAGACAAATCATATGATGCAGCAAATTTATCTTTACGGGTTAGAAGTTTCGCCCGAAGCAGATGAATAGGAGCCTCTTGATCAAAAGTACCGTCCTGAGGGATAGTGCTTAAGATCTTGAAGAGCATCTTATGTAATGGGCGCAATGCCCATTGGGTAAGTGGATCCATAATGGCAATGCACCGGATCTTACCGGCAGCTTCATAGAGAAGAGACAGTTTCCCGAGAGGAATCCCTTTGTAAAGGTGACTCCGCAAGGATCAAAAGCTCGGTTGGAAGAACGAAGTCTCGGCCAAACGACCTACTATAGGTAATTTACCAAGAAGTCGGCGCAAGGGTCTAATTACACCTCATTGCTCAACCATCCCTCAGGCTTTAGATTTCCGTTCATAGAAATCCTCAGCCTCTGAAGCTTGCCCCCTTAATAGTGGTACGCATCACGGTGAAACACTTCTGATTCAGAACGCAAAAGATCTCGCTAAGCGAGCATTGAGTTCACTATCAGCATGAGAAATCATCGATCCACGCAATCACTTCCCAACCCCCAAATGCATTCAGCCATAACAAGAAAGGAAGATCGAACGGAAGGAGCTTGCAATTACTGCATCCTTGAACGAAATTACTGCTGACGCTTTTGTGCTCATAAATGGCCCAAAAGAAATAAAGTCAAACAGAAGATTCTCCTTAAGCTTGAAATAAACTGATAATCATCGGAAGAAAATGGGTAAAAAGGGTCTAAGGGTAAGCATGAACTCCTCGTTCATGGGGATACCAGAACCGTGCTCAATTGTTGCGAAAGGATCGCTCCGGTACTTAGCATGAAGGACACGATAAGTGTTCAACAA